ATGGGAGTATCTCGGAAACAACTATAATAACGAGATAAATCGAATAACTTATGAGGAGGTTATTGATGATACAAGACCTATACAAACAAAAAAGGTCCTTGGAGTTGAAGTGGCAACAGGAGCATCTAGATAATAATAGATATACTCTTGAGATGGTTAAAATTGATGACAAAGTAAAAAGAGTCATTACTGACATCAAGCTGGAAGAAGCAGCTATTGCTCATAGACAGAATCAAGTTGAGGATGTCACTCCACAAGTTTCTGTAGCTACTTAATCAAAAGCTACATTGCTGAAATGCATAAATACCGTAGGATCTCTTGCACTCTATTAAAAACTAGTATATAAATTAATCACTATATATTTAATAAATGATGAATGCTGACGCATATAGTCGACAACCCTAGGGACAGTATTCAGATATCTAGGAGGATATTAATATGTCAACAACTACTTTTTCGGGACCAATAAAAGCGGGAACGATCTCAAACACAACAGGAACAACTGTTGGTGATAATGTAAGAAACACTGGTCAAGTTGTAATGTCTCAATCAATTATGATTGATGCAGCAGTCGCAGTGGGAACAACTACTTACAACGTAGGTGTAATACCAAAAAACTCACAACTACTTACAACTACAATTAGAGTTGCAGTAGTGAGTAATGCGAGTGGAGCAGCAACTGTATCTGTAGGAAAAACAGGAACAGCTCAATACCTTATAGCTAACACTAACGTTAAAGCTTTAGGAGAAACTTCTTCTATAGCCGACGCCGCTTTAGACGAAGCCGATAGATTTGGTTCTGATACACAAATTACAGCGACTCTTATATCTGCAGGTGGTACTGCAACTACAGGTCAAGTAACTGTTACGTTCACGTATGTTCAAGCAAATAATTTGCAAGACGCAGCAACAGCGTAATTAATTAATTAAGTGTGGGCCTTCGGGCCCACATAAAATTTAATAGGAGAAAAAAATGTCATCATATTCAAGTGATCAACTCGTAGCCCATGCTACAGCAGATGGACAAATGGTTCCTACAACACAAAGAGCTAGAATAACTGGTATCCAAGCCGAAGGAGCTGCAAGTTCTTCTATCGTATTTAAAAGCGGTGGAGCAGGTGGAACTGTAATAGCTACATTTAAATTTGGAACTGAAGGAATAGATTTTTATGTTCCGGGTTCTGGAATTTTATTTGATGAAGGAGTTTATTTAGATTTAACAAACACTCCAGGTGTTACTATAACATTTACGTAGGAGTAAATTGTGGCTACATTAACTTACACAGTAACCGTAGCATCGGGGACTAACGCCTTTGGAACCGCTAATAAATTTTTTATTAACGGAGAAGTAAGTCCTGTATTATTTTTACAAGAAGGTGATACTGTTATATTTGATACTTCTGATAGTTCTAATAATAATTTTAAATTTTCTTTTTCAGCAACTAAAGATGGAACTTTTACAACTGGTGGAACAGAATATACAACAGGGGTTACACATACAGGAACTCCAGGAACTCCAGGAGCAAAAACAACAATTAATGTTGCGCCTGTAAGAACAGTCGGAGCACCTTTATTATTTTATTATAATTCAGGAGCTACAACTACTTCTGGAATGGGTAATACTGCTCAAACTATTTCTCCTACTTCTGAAACAACTGAATTTAATCCACAAATAGACGACATTATAGAAGAAGCTTTCGAGAGAACTGGTGTTAGAGGAACTAGGACTGGTTATCAATTAAGATCAGCAAGACGTTCTTTAAATATTATGTTTCAAGAATGGGGTAACAGAGGTGTTCATTTATGGAAAGTAAAATTAGCTAAAGTTCCATTAGTATTAGGACAAGCAGAATATAATTTTGCATCAGATTCAGAAAATTTTCCAAGTGATATTAGTGATGTGTTGGAATCATATTATAGAAATAATACTACAACTACAGAAACTCAAGATATTGCATTAACTAAAATAGACAGATCTACATATTCACAAACTCCAAACAAATTAGCTAAAGGCACACCTTCACAATATTATGTAGAAAGAAAATTAAATCCAAGTATATTTTTATATACAACACCAAGCTCAAGTGTATCTAGCACAACTACACCAAGTAATTTTCAATTTTGTTTTTATTATTTATCAAAAATTCAAGATGTGGGTGCATATAATAATACTGCAGATGTAGTAAATAGATTTTATCCATGTATGATGTCTGGTTTAGCTTATTACTTAAGTATGAAATACTCACCGGAAATGAGTCAAGAATTAGAGCGAAGATATGAAAGTGAATTATTAAGAGCATTAGATGCAGACAACCAAGGTACATCTACTTTTATTTCACCGCAAACATTTTATGGAGATGGAGTATAATGGGTAGATACGCATCAGGTAAACATGCACTAGCAATTTCCGATAGATCAGGAATGGCTTTTCCATATTCTGAAATGGTAAGAGAATGGAATGGATCTTTAGTTCACACTTCAGAATTTGAAGCAAAGCAACCACAACTCTCTCCAAAACCAGTGGGAAGTGACCCACAAGCTTTATATAATCCAAGACCTCAACCAAGTTCTAAAACAAGTTTAATACTTTTAGATAATAATCCATTTACAACTGTAATTTCTGGTGGTGTAACTTATGTAAATGTTTTTTCAGAAAATCATCAAAGAGCTGCTGGTTCTATTGTAAGATTTAGAGGTAGCCCTCAAGTAACAAGTGCTGGACCTGGTGGTTCTAACCCAGCTGATTTAAAAAATTTGCAATCATTTGCTAACATTCCAACTTTTGATAATGTCAGTGATTTAAATAATGCAAATGGTTTTACAATTGCATTAGGTCAAATAGATTCAGCAGGAAATGTTACAGGAGCAACAACATCAGACCCTATAACAAATCCAATAAATTATTTTTATATAACAAGTACTAGTAATGCAACAACAGGTAATGTAAAAGGTGGTGGAGACAATTGTTCAGCAGGACCAGTAACACTTGAGGTAGTAAACGGATAATGGCATACACATTAGATAATTTAAGAACTGATATTAGAAACTATACAGAAGTCGACAATCAAGCGGCAACTAATCCTCCATATGTTCCAAAAGTTTTAACGGATCCTATTTTAAATACAATTATAAAAAATGCAGAAAATTTTATTTATAGACAAATAGATACAGATCAAAATGTATTTTATTCAACTTCAAACGCTATTATTGGAAATAGATATGTAACTATTCCTAATGATTTAAGAGCGATTAGATACGTTCAATTTAAAGATCAAACTGGAAACCAATACTATTTAGAACAAAGAGATACTAGTTTTATGGCAGAATATTATTCTACACCTTCCACATCTGCTGTGGATATTCCAAAGTACTATGCTAATTGGGATGAAGAATTTTGGGTAGTGGCCCCAACTCCTGATAAAACATATGATATTACAGTATCATATGATAAAGAGCCTGTAAGTATTACAGATACAGCTAATCCTCCATCAGCTCCAGCAGCTACTAATGGAACTTATTTATCAAATAAATACCAAGATTTACTTTTATATGGTTGTTTAATAAATACATTTGCATACTTGAAAGGTCCGCAGGATATGTTACAATACTACCAACAAGTTTTTAATCAAGCATTAGAATCGTACGCTATCGAGCAAATCGGTATCAGACGCAGAGACGAATATCAAGATGGTGAAGTTCGTGCTCAACTTAACGTTAAGTCACCATCAAGTTAATTAAGGAGATAAAAAAAATATGGCAAATATAATACCGTTTAGTTTTAGAGGTGCTCTTTTTTCTGCGCAACATGACTTTGCAAACGGAGGAAACACTTTTAAAATTTCTTTGTATACAGGTAATCCGTATTCAACATCATCGACAGTTGCTTTATTAGGAACTGGAAACCAAGAAGTAGATTCAGCAGGTAGCACTAACTATTCTGTTAAAACTTTAACCTCACAGGCAGTGGCTTCTGGTACAGCGGTTGCTTCAGTTGATTTTGGAAATGTTACTTATAGTAATGCAACTTTTACTGCAGCTTTTGCAGCTATTTATAATGGAGATACAGTTGATTCAGTAGCAAATAGATTAGTAGTGGTTTTAGATTTTGGTGGGAATAAGACAGCAACTAATGGTACCTTTACTATTACATTCCCTGATCCAAGCACACCGGCTAATGCTATCATAAGCATGGCATAAGGAGAAAATTTAAATGGCGTTTAAATTAAACGATAGGGTTAAAGAAACTAGTTCGACTACTGGGACAGGTACATTTTCACTTGGTGGTGCAGTAACAGGTTTTGAAACTTTTGCTGCAGGTATTGGTGGAAGTAATACTACTTACTATTGTATTTTTCAAACAGGTACTAATAATTTTGAAGTTGGTTTTGGAACTTTAAACGGAGGAGCAAGTACACTTGCTAGAACTAATGTTATCTCCAGTTCTAATAGTGATGGTCTTGTAAGTTTTAATGGTAACACAGAAGTATTCTGTACAGTACCAGGTTCAAAAATAAGTTTACCAAATCCAGAAGAATATGGTTCTTCATCAGCGCCAAAAATAATCACAGTTAAGGTTGCTTCTAAAACGGCAGCTCATCCTTATTCAGGTCAAGGATCTTCAAGCGCATATTACTTTGATGGATTAGAATCACCAGCAATTACATTTTCAGGTGCTGATTCATCTTACAAATATTACTATAGATTTGATCAATCAGATTCTACAAACAGCGGTCACCCATTAAGATTTTATTTAGACGCTGCTAAAAATACAGCTTACACTACAGGTGTAACTACAAACGGAACTCCAGGAAATGCTGGGGCATATACTCAAATAGCAGTTGATGCAAACACACCTAATATTGTTTACTACCAATGTTCAAGTCACTCATTAATGGGTAACTTTGCAAACGTAATATCTAATTATATAAATGGTGATTTAACTGTAGGCTCATTATTTAAAATGCCTGACAATACAGCTGCTAAAATATTAGTTGCAGATGGTACAAGTTATCAAGAATCAGCAGTATCAGGTGATGCAACAATCGCATCTGGCGGAGCATTAACACTAGCTAACTCTGGAGTATCAGCAGCTAGTTATACAAATTCATCAATTACAGTAGATGCAAAAGGAAGAATAACATCAGCATCAAGCGGAACTGCAGGAGCAACAGCGGGTTTTGCCGTTGCAATGGCTATCGCCTTGTAGTATAAGGAATAAATTATGGCACAAGATTTTAAAAGATTCGGAGACCAAGACGTAGGAACATCAGCAGTCACTATTCATACTAGTAATTCTAACGATGCTATAATTTCTATTCGTCTTGCAAACATAACAACATCAACAATAAATGCAGATGTATTTATAACATCTTCAGTAACAGGTGGTTCTCAAAACCACTACATAATCAAAAATGCGCCAATCGTTGCGGGTGGATCGCTCGAGCTTATAGATGGTGGAAGTAAATTAGTAATGCAAAGCGGAGATGTGGTAAAGGCACAATCAGATACTGCAAGTTCATTGAGTGTTTGGATGTCTACAGTTGATGCAATAAGTTCATAGGAGTAATCATGGCGTACGTAGGAAATGCACCGAAACAAAATTTAAACACCATGAACTCTCAACAGTTCAACGGTGATAATTCAGAAACAGATTTTACACTTTCACAGAGTGTAGCCAACACAGCAGAAGTAGAAGTCTATGTTGGAAACGTTAGACAAGATCCGTTTTCAGCTTACTCAATATCTGGTGGTACAACTTTAGCTTTTACAGCGGCCCCTCCAACAGGAACTGGAAATATCTATGTAGTGTTCCAAGGTAAATCAGTCGGTAATGTTGAACCAGGAGCAAACAGTATTCAAGCAGGAATGATTTCTGCAATCAATGGTGGTTATAAAAATTTAGCAACAGTTTCAGAAACAATTACAGTTCCTGCAACGGACAACATGATGTTATGTGGTCCAGTATCTTTTACAGCAACAGTCACAGTAAACGGGACATTAACGGTAGTATAATATGGCAACATTATTTGTAGATAAAATAGACCCACAATCAGGAACAAGTTTAACAATAGGTTCTTCAGGAGATACTGTTGCTTTAACTTCAGGTGTTGTGCAAAGTAATTTAATGAATCCAGCTTTTCATGCAACTTTATCTTCTAATCAAAGTTTAACAAATAACACTGGAACGATAGCTATTTTTAATGCAGAAACTTTTGATACAGATAATGCTTATGATACTTCTACAGGAAAATTTCAACCACAAGTATCAGGAAAATATTTTATTTATGCAAGTACTTATCTAGAAATGGGTGCTAGTTCTAACTTAAATAGAGTTCTCGGTTACATACAAAAAAATGGGACTAACGTTCTTTTTAATTATAATGATGCAAGAGCAAATCCAACTAGAGCATTTTCATTAAATCCAAGTGGGGTTATTGAACTTAATGGTAGTTCAGATTATGTGCAATCATATGTTCAAGTAATTGCTCAAACAACAGCTAGTGGTTTATATATAGGTGGGGGTACAGGTGGAGATGCCTCATTTTCATACTTCGGTGCATACAGGATAGGAACATAATATTATGGGAACAATTAAAACAACAAATATAGAACCAATCGCGGACAACGGCACAGTAACCCTGGGTAGTTCTGGGGATCAATTTACTTTGGCTACAGGTGCAAAGTCTAGTTTTCTATATCCAGCTTTTGAAGCATATCTTTCATCAAGCCAAACTGTTACTGATGATGTTAATACTAAAATTCAAATAAACACTGAAGTTTTTGATACAGACAACTGTTATGACAATTCAACTAACTACAGGTTTACTCCAACAGTTGCTGGAAAATATTTTGTTTATGGCGGAGTAAGAGCAAGTAATACTGCAGCCTCTAAAATAAGGGACGTTACTTTGCGTATTTATAAAAATGGAAGTTCTTATAGAATGTCTGATTGGAGATTTGCAGATAATGATATACAGAGAGCAGGCTTATCTGTTAATGCAATAATAGATTTTAATGGTTCATCAGATTATGTCGAATTATTTTTAAATATAAATGATTTAGGCGGAACATCATCAGCAAATTCAGATGAAAAAGCGACATTTTTTGGTGCATACAGGTTAGGATCATAATCATGGCATCAATTATAAAAGCAAATCAACTACAGGACTTTGGCGGTAACAGCATTATCACATCTGATGGTGCGGGTAATCTTACTACGCAGAAGATTAACTATCCAGCTTTTGAAGCTACACTTTCTGCTAATCAAACTGTAAGTGATTCTGCTGATGTCAAAGTTCAATTTAACACAGAAACTTTTGATACAGATAATTGTTATGATAATTCTACTAATTATAGATTTACTCCAACAACTGCTGGTAAATATTATGTTTATGCAAGATTACAATGTGATTCAAATGCAGCCAATAATCTTCAACAAGGTTTTGCTAAAATATATAAGAATGGTAGTAGAGTTGCTCAAACACAAATGAATATGAATGGTAATTTTCCAGAAAACATTGGAGTTAATGTTTTTAATATAATCGATATGAATGGTTCTAGTGATTATTTAGAAATATATGTAAATATTGATGATACATCTGGAGATGGTGCAGTTAGAGGAACTTCAAGTTTTGCTTGGACTTCTTTCGGTGCATACAGGATAGGAAGTTAATTATGGCATTAAGTAAAATAGATTCAGCAAACATGATCGAGGATGTGCCTCAATCGAAAATTGATAATAATATTAACTTCAGAAATCTGATAATTAATGGAGATCAATCTATTGCACAAAGAGGAACTTCACAAGCTAGTATTACTGCCGCTGGATATTATACTATTGATAGATGGAGAACTGATGTTGTTACTGCTGGTACTTGGACACAAACACAATCAACAGATGTTCCAACTGCTCAAGGTTTTCAAAAATCAACTAAATTAGATTGTACTACTGCAGATGGTTCTTTAGCTGCTGGAGATAGAGTATTTTATGGTCAAAGAATAGAAGATCAAAATTGTACTTATTTAAAAAAAGGAACTTCATCTGCTGAAAGCACAACAGTTTCATTCTGGGTTAAATCAAATAAAACAGGAACTTATATTTGTGAACTTTTTGATAGCCACAATTCAAGGTCAATTTCAAAATCTTATACAATCAATTCAGCTAATACTTGGGAAAAGAAAACAATTACTTTTGCTGGAGATACATCAGGTGCATTTGCTAATGATACTGGCATTGGTTTAATGTTGCAATTTTGGTTAGCTGCTGGAAGTACCTATACATCTGGTTCTTTACAAACTTCTTGGGATGCAAACACATCTGCAAACAGAGCAGTAGGTCAAGTTAATCTTGCAGATAGCACATCAAACGAATGGTATGTTACAGGAGTTCAGCTTGAGGCAGGCTCGGTAGCCAGCGACTTTGAATTTTTACCTGTTGATGTGAATTTAGGAAGATGTCAGAGGTATTTTACTAAACTTCATGGAACTATTTATGGTGGTTATTATACTTCTACTACTTCATTTACTGGTGGTATTTTACCAGTTGAGATGAGAACTAATCCAACAGCATCATACGATGGCGTAAGAACAACAACTGGCTTAAATGCTTATCTTACAAAAACAAATGCTCAATATATTATGACACACTTACAAGGTTTTGTTACTGGGTTTACATTAAATGCGGAGTTATAATTATGATTAATAAAAAAAATATAAATTCAGTAACTTTAATGTATGACACAATATTAGAACCTGGAAAGAAACATTCATATAAAGTTATTTTTAATACAGACAAAATTTGTTTTGTACCACTAGACGAAGCAAACACAGATTACCAAGCAATACAGGAGTGGATTTCAGAAGGAAACACAGTTATTGATAACCCACCAGAATAATATATAAGTATAACAAAGGAGAAAAACTATGGCATCACTATCAAGCAAAATTAAACAGTACGCATCAGACAATGGTGTAGCTTCTGTTGACTTTATGGCTGACGTTTTGCTTCAGGACGACTCAAACGGTCAGGGACCCTACATCAAGGAATGGAATATCTCAAATGTAGCGAAACCTACTGATGAGCAACTGAACGCTGTAGATTCTGCTGCAGATCTCGAAGAGAGACAAAATGCAGTAAGAGCTACAAGAAGAAACGCATACGGTGATCTTGGTTCACAGTTAGACATGCAGTACCACGACAATGTTGATGGTACAACTACATGGAAAGACCATGTGGCTGCTGTTAAGACTGCAAACCCGATCCCAACTGAATAAGGAGAAAACAAATTGGCTTACGTTGGAAAAGCTCCTCAAACAGGAGCGTATCAAATACTGGATGACATCGCATCGTCATTCACCGGATCAACACCAGGACCGTTTAACTTAACGGTGAACGGCACAGCTGTGTCTCCTGGAAACGAAGCTAATTGTATAATATCTATTTCAGGTGTAGTGCAAGATCCAGCAGCCTTTACAATAACAGGTTCACAGATTTCTTTTAGTTCAAACCCAGCATCATCAGATACTTTTTTCGGAACAGTATTAGGTGATGTGTTTGATATTGGAACTCCAACAGATTCAACAGTGACCGCAGGAAGTTTAGCATCAACATTTTTTATGAAAAACAGTCAAACGTTTACAAGTATATCAATGGCAGGTTCAAACAACGGAGCACTCGTTGGACCCGTTACAGTTAGTGGTACAGTGACTATACCATCAGGGAGTACATTCGTAATTTTATAATGAGTAAGTTAGAGACAAATACAATTGATACAATATCAGGAAGTAATACACTTACTTTAGGTTCAAGTAATTTATCTACTATTAATATGGCAAGTGGTGTTAGTCCTGGAACAGGGATGGGTAAAGTTTTACAAGTTGTTCAAGGTGTAAAAACTGCAGCTGTTACTACAAGTTCAACTTCTTTTTCTGCAACAGGAGTTAAAGCAACAATAACTCCATCATCAACAAGTTCTAAAATTTTAGTTTTAGTCACTCTAAATGGAGTAGCTGGAAGTGGTAGCACTACTAGAAATGCAAGTTTTAAACTATATAAAGGTGGTTCATTTTTAGATTGGATAGTAGATGGTTATGGATATGGAACTGGTATTCTTATAGGAAATGTATCTTATAATAAACTTGTTTCTCCATCAACTACATCTGCAACAGAATTTGAGGTATTTTTTGCTGAACAAGGTGGCTCTGGTAGTCCAATCTACATTAATAATTATCCTGCTTCAGATAACACATCAACCTCAACAATCACACTAATGGAGATATCAGCATAATGATTATAGAAACAATTTTAAAAATAAATCCTAGTGCAGAAGTAACTGTTACAGGTAAAGATATAAATACTTGTGAAATAACTTGGTTAAATAGCACAACACCTATTTCTAAAGCAGATATTGAAGCAATGATGCCTATTGTTGAACAAGAAATTAAAGACGCAGAAACTAAAAAAATTAACGACAAAGCAACTGCTAAATCTAAATTAAAAGCATTAGGATTAACTGATGCTGAAGTGGAAGCATTACAAGGATAATTATGGCAGACGGAACTTTAAAAGTAGGGACAATAACAACGAGCTCTGGATCAGGGACAATTACTATTGGTCAATCTGGGGAGACTTTAAATGTAGGTACAGGAGTAGTCTCAAGACTTGGAAAATTTGAATCACAACTACTTCATGTAAGAGATGAAAAAGCAAGTGGTACTGAAGGTGGTGCTACTTCATCAGGAGACAATACATGTGTTTTAAACACAATTAAAACAAACGAAATTACTGGTGCTAGTTTATCTTCTAATCAAATTACTTTACCTTCAGGAACTTATTATATAGATGCATCTGTACCTGGATTTTTTGTAGATAGATTAAGAGGTTTTTTAAGAAATATTACAGACAGTTCCGATACTATTCTTGGTCAAGCAGGTTATGCAGTAGCAACATCACCTGCTTCTCAAAATGTTTCAAAAGTATGTGGTAGATTTACAATAGCTTCACAAAAGGTATTTGAGATAAAACTTTATTGCCAAACTGCAAGAGTTACTAATGGTTTCGGTGTTAATACAGGTGATAGTAGAACAAATGTTTATACTGATGTTCAAATATGGAGAACAGGTGAATGAAATACGCATTAATAGAAAACAATGTAGTCAAAGTAATATCTTACGAACCAACAGAAGGTTTTGTTGAAGTATCAGACAATGTATTTGCTGACATGGTTAAAAAAGAAGATGGAACATTTGATTACACAGATGAATTTAAAGCCGAACACACAGGAGATATTGAGTAATGAGTAGCATTTTAAAAGTAGACCAGCTTAAAGATTCAGGAGGCAATGCAATTATTACTTCTGATGGAAGTGGTAACATTACTACTGGAACAGGGATGGGTAACTATGTTGTAGAAAAAATTTCTTCTTATATTAATCCAACAAATGTTTCAACGACATCTCAATTAGATTATTTTGATATAGCAGGTGACAATACTATTAATTTTACACCAACCTCTACAAATGACATCATAATATTATCAGGTGCTAGTGTTATAAGAAATGGTACAACAGAAGCTAATGGTATTGGTTTAGGAATAATGCAAGGTACATCTTCATCATTAAGTTCAAGTGATACTGTTGTAATGGCAAATGGAAGATTTGGTAATATGTTTGGCTCATTTTATACTAAAGGAACTATCCAAGCTGATGTAACTGGTTTAAGTGCAAATACTACTTATTATTTTGAAATGTATGGAATGACTTATACAACAAATTTACATTATTTTAATTATGGTACTACTAATGCTACTGACAACGGAAGACATAAATTAATCGGAGTACATTATAAATACACAGGATAACAAATGATTATAGAAACAATATTAAAAATAAATCCAAATGCAAAAGTTACTGTTATAGGTGATGACATTGATAACTGCGAAATTGAATGGTTAGAAAATACAACACCAATATCAAAAGAAGATATTGAAGCTATGATACCAGTTGTTGAACAAGAATTAAAAGACGCTGAACAAACAGCAATAGATAAAAAAGCCTCTGGTAAACAGAAGCTAAAAGATTTAGGATTGGACGACGCAGAAATTAAAGCGTTGATAGGAGCATAATGGCGATAACTAGAATAGGTAACCCAGCAATCGCAGATCAAAGAGGCGTTAATTTTAGGAATATAATAATTAATGGCGGAATGGATTTAGCACAAAGAGGAACTTCCTTTACAGGGATTACAAGTGGAAGTAATTATTGTTTAGATAGATTTACAACTGTGCCTGTAACTGCTGGAACTTGGACACAAACACAATCAACTGATGTACCAACTGGTCAAGGCTTTGCAAATTCTGCAAAATTAGATTGCACTACTGCAAATGGTTCTTTAAGTGCTAATAGTTTGTTGTACTTTCAACAAAGAGTAGAAGGTCAAAATTTACAGTATTTAAAAAAAGGCACATCAAGTGCTGAAAGTGTTACAATGTCATTTTGGGTTAAATCAAACAAGACAGGAACTTATATTGTAGAGTTATTTGATGGAGATAATACAAGACAAATATCAAAATCATATACTATCAATTCTGCTAATACTTGGGAAAAGAAAACTATTACTTATTCAGGTGATACAACAGGAGCATTTAATAATGATAATGCTTTAAGTTTATATTGTTTTTTTTGGTTAGCAGGTGGAACTGATTATACTTCAGGAACTTTATCAACAACTTGGACAGCAAACACAAATGCAAATAGAGCAGTAGGTCAAGTCAACCTTGCAGATAACACAGCTAACGAATGGTACATTACAGGCGTACAATTAGAAGCTAAAGAAGTAGCATCTGATTTTGAGTTCTTGCCACATGATATGAATTTAGAAAGATGTTTAAGATATTACTATCTTGTTGCTGAAGGAGATCAACAAAGTATGGGAACGGGTCTTTACTATAGCAGTGCTTATCTTTTACAAGCAGCTTCCTATCCCGTTAGAATGAGAGCAACACCATCTTTACACCAAACGTCAGGTTCAGCATATTATGGACTTTTTAGAAGTGCTGCTGAAGATACTTTTAACGAATTTATTATAAATGTATCAGGTTCATTAAGGTCAAATGATAAATATTATGAAATATACAATGCCAGTAATGCTAGTGGAACTGCTGGACAAACAGGTTTTTTAAGAACTAGCAATGCAAGTGCTTTTATAGCATTTGATGCGGAGTTATAATTATGATTAATACAGTAACAAAAAACTATAATTTTGAAAACGAATTTTGCAGTTATCAAGTAACTTATGTAAATTCTAATAAAGTTAAATCTGTACCACTAGACGAAGCAAACACAGATTACCAAGCAATCCAAGAATGGGCCAAGATAGAAGGCAATAACATCACTGACAACGGAGCGTAGACCATGCTCGGACTAACTACTTTATCTGGTGCTCCAATATCGACATCGTTCTTTAACCCTAATGTAATTGTTAATG